ATAAACTTTTTACTAAAAGTTTATTTGTGTGTAGCTGTACTCACATTAATGGGTATCACCAGTTTAGGCATATTCGGGTTTTTAACTGGAGCTTACCAAGTACACTCAACAAAAGTAGGTGCTTTTTCGACACAGATTGCTGCACTTACAAGCGAAAAAGCCGCGATAGATACTGAGATACTTGAATACTCCAGTAGAATTAAAACCTTAACAGAAGTACGCGCTGCGCAGGAGCAGCGAGTAGTGACGGCAGGTAACTATAAAGCTCCTAGGGATCAGGCTTATAAGGCCATTGCTGAAGCAAATGAAGAAATCCAGAAAAAGGAATATGAGATTTCCCAAGATAGACAAAAGGGTGTAACTATCGATAAAGAGCTAGCGGCTTTAAATATATCTATGAACACTACCACGGATATAGGATCATTTAAATTTATCGCAGATGCATTGAACACCTCGGTAGATACCGCTGTGCAATACTTCATATTTCTGCTGATATTTGTGTTTGACCCTCTAGCTGTTACACTTGTATTAGCCTGGAACAACTTACTTGCCTATAGAAAAGTATTAAAAATACAGGAAGATGAGGCTTTTTTAGCTGAGCTTAACCGCTCTATAGTCGATGACTCTGTGGTTATTACGCCCCCGCAAGTTATTCCGCAAATCGTACATAATGAACCTGCGGTTACTGTGACCCCGCAAGTTACCCCGGAAGTCACCCCGCAAGTTGAAAAGCTTATCGAGTTCTCTTTACCTCTAGCTAAAGTAGAGGCTTCGCCTGTAGTTGCTCCTGTGACTGCCGCCGTGCGTCCCCCTATTAATTTCGGCACAGACCTTGAAAACGATCCAAGATTTCTTAAGCTTTCTGAAGAACAGAAGAATATAGAACGTGCGCGCAGGCGTGTCGTCACCGGACATAACGACTCGGTAATAACTACTTAGTCGGAGTGTTTAGGGTAACTGAGTTTTCGTCAAATGTCTTGACGATGAACTTGCACAACTCACTTCGCATGATGTCGTCGTTGTTAAAGGCTACACTATACATACCGAATCTTTGAGCCTCTACAGTATTGAACATATGGGCGCAGCGTTCAAAGCCTCCTTGTTTGGCTTTGGGTAGATCCGACTGTGCACTATCTGCGCAAAGAATCATCTTTGTGAATTTACCTATTCTTGTGAGTAGTGTCTGAATCTCGTTGATTGTTAGATTCTGAACCTCGTCCACAATAATGCACTTCGCCGTCCAGCTTGCCCCGCGAATGAAGTTAATTGGTTTGTATACCAGTCTATCCTCACCCTTCAATCTCTTCACATCTCCTGCAGGCAGCAGCTCCTCCAACTTATCTTCAAATGGTCCCATATAAGGCTCGTACTTGCCGTTGATGTCTCCAGGTAAATAACCTAACTTAGAGTCAGCAGACTCTACAGCTGCACGCACAAACACAATATCAGAGATCTTCTTCAACTGCATAAGCTCGAGACCTATTCTCATTGCAACCGTGGTCTTTGATGAGCCTGCAGGGCCTGAAAGAAATATAACCCGGCTATCCTTGTCGGCCCCCAGCTCTATCAAGGCTTGTTGCTTCTCTGTCCATGGAAGCTCTCTGATCTTCATTTCAAAGTCTATCTTTTCCCTCTGATACACTTTAGGACTGGTGTCTGGTTTGTTTATTTTAGGTTTAGCCATAGTTTTATTATAAGGCATTACTAGTTTGTCTGATAGCTAAAAAAATGGTCTAGAACCGGAGTCTAGACCATTGAAGTATTTACTTTTTGTTACTTATTTTACTTGGATGCCCTACTAGATGCTTGGCTACCTCAAGACGTAGATCGTCAAGCTCGTCCTGTATGCGAGCCAGTTCCATATAAGTGCTCTCTAACTGCGCTACTTTTGCCTGTAATTCTACTAGGTCAGCTACACGTACTTTTACCTGTACTGTTTTAAACGAGCCTATAGCTCCGGTTGTCAATATGATCATTAAAACAATGTTGTCTAGGAACTGCTGTTTGATCTTTTGTAAAAACATACTATTTAGGGACGGGGTTGAGTTTAGTGTATTTGCTGCTAAGACTATTGGCCAGTATATCATTTATATGCATGCCTGCTAGTCTCAAAGCTTCTTTTATTTTATATGGACGCCTAAAATTACTGCCACCATCCAGATACTCACTTCTGAATTCTAAATCATATAACTTAAATATCTCTAACCATACTTTCCTGCGGTTGTAAAACTCTTGTACTGCGTCACTACATCCCCATAGATAAAAGTCTTTACCGGTTAACTGATACAGCCACATCGAAAAACCAAAAATCACTTGCTGTAGCTCTAACCGAGCTTCTCCAATCTGTAGCCTACGCAAGGCTTCTAGTACCTCTAGTGTCTCGTTAAACCCATGACTTATGTGATACCCTATAGTTCGCCTCTTGCCTCCTAGAATATCTTGGTGCACTGTAGAAGCTCTGTGGCTATTAGGTAGAGTCATTTGTTAGCTAGTTTATTTACAGTTGCGAGCATATACCTCTCATTACAAGGCATTGCTCCCGGAGTTATTTCTTGCACCGCTGTTTTATAACGCATGCACTTTTCAACATTGATAGGAATCAGCATATTAGGGGCGTGTATCTTGAACCCGCTGGGTTTATGCTCAAGCCCTACATACTTATCGTTTGATACGCTGCTATCCACTTTGAACTCCTGTGGATATTTACCCATAAGATTAGCTAAAATCTTATGCTTGCCTGCATAGTCATTTTTATCTGAAAGCTTCTTGGCTTCGATAAGCTGCTTTAGTGCGTGTGACTTCGCAAGTTTAACTAGTTGTGAAGGGAAAGCTAACATAGGTATTTTACATTACCGTAGTATTATACCAACTTATGGTTGATAATAGCTATAGGTGCAGCAAATGTTGTCTGCCTCTATACTACAGTATTGTAAAATAATAATCAATCTTCGTCTGCTTCAGGCGAACTTTTCCTACCATCAGAGTGTCTAGACGTTCTGGGGGCACCATATTCTCCATAAATATATGTGCCGTACCGTGAGTGATTGTGATGACATAGACCGTTAAGTCTGTTTTCCATAAAATCCCAGATAAGCTCACCGTCAGGGTTGGTACAGTCAGGAAACACTATGTTCTCGTAGTACTCTTTAGTTGCTAGATGATTCTGGTCACTCCAGGCAGGGGTGACGCAAAGTCTAGTATCATCATACTGTTCTTCAGCGAAGATGCAGTGCCCGTCTTTGTGATAGCCGTCCCACCACATGAATGTGGGATGGTTCCTGCGTACATTAAATCTAAGATGCTTGATGTGCTGGTAATTTTCCATCAAGTCGATCATCTTCAATACAGGAATTTCTCTACGGATGTGAATGTCGTGCTGTAGTACCAGCATGTATTTTGTTTTTACTTGAGATACAGCATGCTTGAGCGTTCTTGCCAAATGTCCCCATTCTGGTGCCCTGGATATCGTGATGTTCCTGAACGTTGATGTTTTGACGTATTCTTCAAGGTTATTGAAATATGCTTGGTAAGCTTTCTCCTTTTCTTCAGCACCTTCAGTGTCTGGCTTTATCTTGTCGTGAGAAAGAATTAATGGAGTGCTGTGCGGTATACCCGTAAGTTCCAGCGACTCAATAACCTCTTGCATGAAAGTGATGCTTGGATGAGAGTCCAAATAGCTTCCTGAGACGATTACTGTGAGACTGTCGTCTTTTTTAGTAGGTGTACCGAAGTTATTCCACCTCTCTACCATCGCATACAGCTGCTCTCTAGCCATGCTCCGTACATAAGCCAATCTCTCGCGGTTAGCTCTTTCGTACCTACAGTAATCATACCACGCAGAGGTCGCACCTCTAATATGTTTTAGGTGTAGAATAATTGCGTCATGCAGCCTCCCCAATCTATAGCCTAGAGTTTCAAGTCGGGCCATAATCTCGTCATCCTCGCAACCCCAACCAACGAATAACTCATTTCCTCCTCCACCATTACAGTAAGCAGCTGCATTACATAGAAATATGCCGCCACTCTCCATATAGTGCATTTGGTAGTCCTTAGATAGCCACGGATATTTATCTGTATTGTAGTATGGAACATCTACAGCACTTTCGACAGCATGATGCAGCTCCTTGGGTATATTATAGCTCTCTGCTACACCGTAAGGATAAACTACGTCATAAGTATTTGACACTATGAGTTTATATGCCCTTAGCACGTTTTCTCTGCTAGGTGGCACATCTGTATCGACAAAACATAGAACATTAGTTCTGGCGAGTTTTGCTCCTTGATTATAGAGCTTCATCTTATTGAAGACGTCGTCACCTGCCAGTTGTACAAACAAATGGGTACAAAAGCTGTATTTTCCCTGAAGTTTACTTTCTGTGTCTGCCTCCATTAAAATTATTTGACTATCTGGAAATCCTTTACGAATTATACCTAATGTAATGTTTAGATTATCCAGTCTGTCGCTGCAGTCTATCTTTGCAGCAATAATAAAAGTAATACCATTAATCATGTTGCCCTGTAGTTATTGGTTTTGGATATTACTAACCAGCCCGTTGTCTTGAAACAATATTCCGCAAATTTTATCTGAAAACTCGCCGGACATCCTGTATCTGCTTACTTCTGTACTTGTCTGGTCGCTGATTAGTTTGGTTCTGAACCAGGGTGCCCCTGAGATATAGTTATCTAGCTGAGGATACCTATACTGCTCAGTATTAGTCCACTCTCGGTATCTTCCGATCAAGTTATATGCAAATTCTCTAGAAGCTAGATACGCATGCGTTTGCCAAAACCTTGCATTGTCTACGTGCGTATCTTTATTTTGTATTTTTTTTAGCTCAGTTAGTCCAAAGCTTTTTGCTCCGTTTTTATCGTAGTCTACAAACACACCTCCGAACATAAGCACATCGAATTCCCCATAGCGGATGTCGTAAAAACTTGAAAGATTTTTAAAGTTTGGATGTGCGAGCAAATCATCTTCAAAAACTAAACAGTATTCTTCTTTGCTCGCCAAGAAATGACTCAGTACTTTTACGTGACTCAATATGCAAGCTATCTCAGCATCATTACAAAACCTCTCTAGGTGTCCAACACCCATTCTTTTAATTTCTGTGTTAACGTCCTCTTTTTTACAGTCTGTGGCTTCCCAGCGTGATATATTTGTGAAGCCTAGGTAAGCCAACCTCGTCCTAGTCTCCCAGTAACGCAAACGCTCTCTATCGAGATTGATTACGTAGCCAGGGAAATTTTTGTAGCTGTCAAAAGTTACTGACGACATATTTAAGATTTTATTCGCGACAAAACACCA